GCAAACCAACACCCTGATTCTCTCTATTAGGATAATTAGTTCGGCGACACCTAGGGCAGATGACTTCAACATCCATATCACCCTTGGCTTTGTAAAGTAGAGTTTTGCAATTTAAGCAACGGTAGTCCTTCATATTATTATGTTAAGTTATATTTTAAATTATGAATATCGGCCAATGTAAATAAAGCTTCTAATTTATTCCCCATAATTGGTACAATTTTTCTTTTTTCAATTACTTCTTCTAAATGTAAATCATACAACACTCCATCATTGTTGTAGGAATGTGAAGATACCCTTTTAATTCTAAAATTTGTATTAGGACTAAACAAAGCCTCTTTTTCAGTAGTATGAAACGAATATGGTGAAATATCCTTTCCAGTTTTAGAAGTAACTTTTATAGAAACTCTAGCAGGATTTTTTAAATCCCCTACAGCCTCATAAAAATCTTGTGCTCTTGTGGAACTTAAAGAAGTTGACATAAAGCCTTTATCTGTAAAAATATCTCCTTTCTTCAAAAACTTTAAAAGTTTTTCTTCCTCAATAGGAGATACTACAAATCCCCTATAAACAGTTTTATTCACATTTGGTAACTTACCTAAAGCACTATCTAAAACTTTAGAAAATTCCCCCATTTTTGAAGTAGATGTTCCTATTCCACTTCTTAAAACACTATTTAAATCTTTATATAATTTGCCTTGCTAAGAATATAATTTTAAAGCAGAAAACTCATCTAAATTTAATTTATTTATATTATCCAAACGACTAAATTCATCCCACCACTTTAATTGCATTTCTTTTATTTCTGGTTTCCATAAATTATAATACTTTTGATTCTGAAATAACTTTCCCGTATTCATTTCATTACCAAGTTTTAAATTAAGCTGAATAAACCCCTCAGGTGATAATTGCTTTTTAGCTTCTGTCAATAACTGAGCTTCTAATCGAACATTTTTCTCTATTCCAGCTATCCTTATTTTATCATAATGATTTCCTACAGCTCTATCTTGCCCAATAGTACTTTTACCTCCTGCCCAAACATTATTAGGGTTTACACATTTTTGTTCTTCCCCTCTTTCTGGTTTATAAAAATCTCCTTGTTTAGCTTTCTGAAACATCTCATCTATTCTATCAAATATATTTTTAGATTTTGAAATAAAATTACTACATAAGCTATCGTCTATATGATAAGTAACTGAACATCTACACATAGCATGAGCTGGTGGATATTTACCTGAAAAGTCTCCTGACTCAAAAGGCTTATTCATTTTTCTAGTCACACCATCTAGTGGTAAACACGTTGGGCAAACTCTATCGTCACCTACTGTCTCCCAAGTCCTACTGGTAACACCATTCATTCTAGCCGTTTCATATCTCATAAACTCTGCAATGGCTTCTGTCTCAGTTTGCACTATTCTTTTAGCTCTTGTCTTTGCAAATTGTTTTCCAGTCTTTTGTAGTCTCTTAACCATTTGAGCTTTAGTTTCATGGTTCTTAATTCCCAATGATAAATGTCTTACTAAACTTTTCTTAGTAACTTTATCTAATCCCTTAATTAATGTATTGACCCTTTGGGTTATTTTCGCCTTCAAAGTGGTGTTAGAGAGCCTAAACTTAATAGGTTTAGGTGTTTTTATAAGGTTTATAATTGACTGCCCTCCTTTGTTTGACATTGTTTTTAAAAACTTATTCATCTCTGGCCTAAATTTATAATAGCCTCCTACTGACTTCATACTGCCAGCTACTAAACCAGCTAAAAAAAGTAAATAGGGTTTCATTCTCATATCTTTGTCTCCTACTAAAAATTTATCTTGTTGTAAACTATCAAACTCAGCTTCATCTAGCTCTTCCTCGTTAGTAGCCTTAGTAACACTCTTTTTAATCTTAATCTTTTTACCTCTTTTAATAATATAATTTTTATACTTTTTAAATATAGTATTAATGATTCCTGAATAAAGAACATCATTCCATTGCTCTAATAAAGCCTTTTCAGTAAGCTCCATTATTCTTTTATACTCAGGAGTAACTTCTAAGGTACTTAAAAAGTCTACTTCTTCCTCTATTTGTTTTTGAACAAGTTTATTCATACAAAGGTTTAAAGTTATGAGCTTTAGACTTCCTCTCTACCTTCTCTTCTTCCTTTGCCTTCTCTTCAGGTGCTTCCGTCCCGTAATCAATAACTTCTTCTTCCTCCTCTATCTCAACAACTTCAAATCCTTCTCTAATAGCAATTTCTGCTGGGTCGATAATACCTGCCTCCACATATATCTTATCTATCTCTGCTTGCTTCTTCTTCTCGTCAGTAGTAAGAGCTTTCTGAAATACAAACTGTATTTCATCCATGCCCATTGGTTTTAATATCTGAGCATTAATATATTCCTCTACTAGTCTAAATATAGTTCTTACTCCTCTTGAGCTAGTAATTGATTCTTGCGATTGGCTGGTAGACCTATTAACATCTTGCGTAATATTTGCATCTAAACCAGTCAGCCCATAAGTAGCTAACTTAATTCTTGATAGCCAGTCAGTATATTCTACAAACTGCATATCTTTATTATTCTGATTAAACGGAATATATTTTTTAGTATTCTTCTCTCCTCCACCCCAAAGGAATTTAAGCTTCTGAGTATTATTTATTACTGTTGCGTTCCATAGAGCAATAAATTGTTGTGCTTCTGTTTGTGACATATCTCCCAAATCAAGCATTCCTGGTGGAATGTTATCTTTTGAAAACATTTCTGCATTATACAAATCAGCATTCAGAGCCGCTTGCACCTGAAGCAAAATACTTTCAATAGGTGACATACCATAACCATATAATGAAATATCTGATTGTGGACTTTGCACCATATAGATAAGCTCATCCTTTTTGAACTCCGCAACTACCTTGTCAGCAATTACTTGTACATAGGCATGCTCAGGGTCAACATTACCAAACTTGTCCATCTTAGGTCTAATTGTCGCACCGTCAACGGCATTCAACTCAACTATATCTCCTTCAGCATTGTAAACTTTCTCAATAACTCCTGCATCTAGTACTAATAAATCCTCTAATACCATATCTAGTATCTGTCTTAGGTTTTCACCACCAGTATTTACTGTTTCAAATAAATCTGTAGCTCTATCTACCTGAGCTTTATTAACAGGCTTATCTTTCTTAGGTACTATTGACCATTCAGCCTGACTCACGGATTTCTTAATAACATTCACACTAATTCTAACTATCGCATCATGTCTCGCCACCAGTCTTAATTGATGAAAAGTAACTTTGGTAGGCTTTTTTAAACCTGTTTTAGCAGGGTCTTCTAAACCACCATAATAAGAAGCTCTAGTTCCAGCAGTAGTAGCAATGGCTTTCTTCTGCCCTTCTTTAGTAAAAGAAAACATACCAAACACACTAGAATACGCTCTTTGGAATACACTTTGTTTTTTCATATCTATTTAGGTTACTAATTAGTGTCTTCATATTTAGAAAACTGTGTTCCTCTATGAACAGAGTTCTCATCAGTAAAGACATAAAATTGTTCTTGTTTATCTACTATTTTTATTTGAGTATACAAAACTCTAACACCCGCTTCAGAATAATTAACTAAAGCGTCATTTAGTTTCTCTATGTCTGTGAATTTGTAGATTTTCATAAGTAAAAATTAACATAATATAATTGATTTGACAATCTAAGCTAACAATCCTTTGCTATTCATTTCCTCTAAGTTTCTATAATACGCTTCTTTTTCTGCCTGAGCAGGACTCATTCCTCCAGCTTTCTTTTGGTCTGAATAATAAGAGCCACTAGACATTCCCATCTGCTCTCCTGCTTCTTTAACACACATATATACAGCCCCACATACTGCATCAGCTACATCCTTTGAACTTCCTGGTGGGTGGTCTACCTTTTGAGCCTTAGTTATTTCAAGTCTAGATAACTCATCTAATAATACTTCCATCTTATGACAAGATATATTCCCACCATAAATAGACTCTTTTAGTGTTTGATATGGCTCAATGCTTCTATCTACTGATAAATACTCTGCTCTTATTCCTTTCTTCTTTAATATCTGAATAGTGTCCACCGAATTATGTACAAATACCCCTGAAGAAGTAGCGAAATTATGCGTGCCTTCAACTTCAATATCCCATGTTTCATCTTTGACATCTAACTTTTCAATTTTAATTACCTTATGATTATATTTGCTACAAAACTCATTCCAAGTATTAAACCCCTTAACCCTAATTCTATTCCTTACTTTACTGGGTGTAACATTTAGTATATTGCATACTTCAACTAATTTTTTATCAACATACTTTTGTAATAATTCTATAGTCAAAAACTTATCATACATTGGGTGCTCTTTACCGTGGTGGGCTGTGTCCCTATTTAGCATCTTTTCCGTAGGAATTTTCCACCTATTTTTTAAGCCTAAAGCTATATTAGCCCTACCTTCTTTACTAGTAATAGTATTTTTTCTAGGGGGGCATTTTTTATTTCTTTCCGTGCACCTTTTACTCATATCTAAGTGAGCTTTCTCACTCTCCCATCTCTTTTTATTAGCTTTTTTTAGCTGTTTTCTCCAAAATTCAGGATTCTCTTTCCATCTTTTCTTATTATTTTCTACTAACTTTTTATTTTTTCTTTCTTGAGCCTCTGAATTTTGTTTCAAAGCTTCCCTTGCCACTATTAAGTGTTTTTTACCTAAATTAGAATGTAATTTATGATGTTCAGAAGAAGTTAAACTTTCTAAATTAATAGGCTCATTATTTCTTTTATTAACATCTCTATGATGAATAACTTTACCTCTTTCGATTTCTTTTTTCTGCCTCATTACTACTCTATGAGTATACTCCCATTTCCCTCTAGGGTGTAAAACCATTTCATAATCTTTCATATCTTTCATTCCTTCTCTTCTATATAAGGGCATTAAACTATCCATAGGTTTTAATTCCTTAGCTTTTTTATAAATACCATTTCTCAACATAAAAGGATGATTCTCTGAACAATCAATGTATTTACCATTATCCAGCCATACTCTATAAATCTGTTTTTTACCAGTACGCCAAACATTATTTACTTTCCCAAAACCTACATCACCATTTTTATTTATAGAATAAACATATTCTCCTTGCTTAATATCCTGAATGTTTTTATCCATTCCTTTCAATAAAGGTACCCCACTATTTTTTACTAAAGACATATTTTCTTGGTTAGTATTATTATCTTTAGTATATATTGCCCTTTGAAATTTATCAAGCCTTATTATAGGAATCTTCGTTCCTCGTCTTAAACACTGAAAGGCGTCTAAGGTGACTTTCTTAATAGGAAACCCCATTGTCTTTAAAGTGTAAATCTTCTTTCTAACTTCTTCAAAGTCTATTTCACCTCCTGCCCCTGCCTCTATTCGCTCTGCTAAATCAATTACTACTTTCTTTCTTCTCTCTCCTAACTCCTCATCTTCCTCAAATCCTTCAAAATGGCACATAGAAAATCCAGCGAAATCTCCTTTACCTTTTCTATTCAAAGCCAAATCCACATGAATATAATAATTGCACCTAAGTGGTGCTTCCTCTGGAAATTTATAACTTCCGTCTAATTGCAATGGACTATCAGCATCAGTAAACATCTTTTCAATCAAATCTATTTGTGGCATAAAGGCATCTATAGCCATTCCTGGTACTGCCGCATAATCTCGTTTAGCTCTCTCAGGGTCTATTATAAAGTCTCTTTTATACTCTTTAGGTATCTCCCAAACATTAGCTCTGAAATCAAATGGGTCGTCTATTTTAGATACTGTTAAAGCACTAGTTACATTATCAACTAACTTTTGCGTATTAGAATTAAAATAAAAAGTAGTCTTCTTATCTTCCTCTGTAACAGGCTTTAGTTTCCAAGTAGGTGCATGAACTGAATAAATCTCATCAGGCACTTGTTTAGCTTGGTCTAATTTACGCATAACAAAGTCACCATCATACTGAGGTGAGCTAATCATTAACGCCAATCCTTTATTCTTAAACCTTGATACAATACGCCTTTGCAATGCTGTATATATTTCCTCAGCCACGCTCTTCTTATCATTGTCCATATAGAAAGCGGCTTCATCTAATGTTGCATAGTAAATATTATATCCCAAAGGTGTGGTTGACTGGCTGTTACCTGAGAGTAGTAATATATTTTGTTTAGGAAATGTAATACTTCCTTTTAATATTACTGGCTCTTGGTTTAGAAACCATGGACTCTTTGAGATAAATGTTTTAATACCAGCAAACGCATTGTCTAACGCTTGTGTAGCAGTAGTACCCATATTAATTAAAGTAATGGGCTTGTCCTTTAGTAACCCAAAGAACCTATGAGCATCCCAATAACAAAGTAACTCATACGCCGCATAACAAGCTAACAATTCTGATACTGTTGTTTTTCCTCCTCCAATCCCTGCAACCATAACCGCTTCTCGGTAATCTCCATCTAAAACTTCATTACAAATCTTTCTAATGCCAGGATAAACAAATTTACCGATACCTAAATAAGTAGGACTATCTATAAAGGTATCAAAAGAAACTCTAGGATACTTCCATATCTTAGCGTTCTTTGTCCAATCATATGCTAAAGCACAATCTTTCTTATAGTGCATCATGCTAGTCACATGTCCTTCCCCAAAGGCCATACCTCTCTCTGAAATAGAATCTAATAGCTTGGGGTCTTTAAATATTGTTGTCATTCTCGCTTTCTTTTATATTTTTACCTTTTTCTCCTAATACTTCCACAGAAATATCACTTGTGCTTTTACCTTCCATTCCCATCTTAAATATCTCACCTAATGCTTTTAGCTCTTTAGGCTTCTCCACTAAATAAGAAGCATTTTCATAAGAACCAAAAACATTATTTTGTTGAATCAAAGTATTAGGGTTCTTTCTACCCTCATTCCAGTTCATTATCTCAGCAAAGTCACCAAGCGTTCTTCTTAATATGTCCATGGCTGAAAACTCTTCAAAAGGTTTCCAATCGCCTTTAGTGGCTAACTTAATAGACATCTTTTCTATAAGTCCTTCATACTGAGCCACATACGCATCTCTTAACCTAACCAATTCTTCATTAGCCTCTATCCCTTTTAATTTATTTTGTTCAAAATACTGAGCAATATCCCTTGTGGCTGTTCTTCTGCTAACAACTCCCCACATTTGAGTTACTGCTTCTTGATTAAGAAGTTTAACCACACTTGTTACACTTAATCCTTTCATTCTTAACTCAGCCGCCCTAAAGCGTCTTTTGTCTACTACCTCCTGTGTTAGCGAATAGTTTCCACTCATATTTTTTTAGTTTATCTAAACTTCTTTTTAAAATTATACATAACTTGAACCATCTCAGCTCTTGTCATTGGTTGGTTAGGCTTGAAAGAACCGTCTTCATATCCTTTAACAATTTTATTCTTCTTAGCCCAAGTAAGAGCCTCAGCCGCCCAGCTTTCTTCAGTTACATCAGTAAATATCTTTTTAACATCCTTCACATCATACTCAATGTAGCAAGTTCCTAAGTGCTTTATATCTTCATCCCTGATTCTGAAAGAACCATCATTAAAGAATCCATACTTAGAGCCATAACTTTGAGAGCCTACTATATCTTTATCTAAATTCTCATAACCAGTTAAAGCAAAGGCATGTCCTCCTCTTATAGCCCCATCATTTCCTCCCCAGTATCCAGTAGTTTTAGCTAACCTGAAATTAGTAGGTAGTTCTTGCTGAAGTTACTATTGCAAACCCCTTAGCAAGCCAATATCTAATCTCTGAAGGGCTTTTACCTATTTGAGCAAACTCTTTAACAGGGTAAGTACCTTCCTTAGTGATAAGACCGTTCTTGACAATGCTCTTTAATGCTGTACGAACATAATCACCTCTTGAGCTTCTAGTACCGAAATGTCCTTGCACACTCCAACCTTTAACAAAGTCTGGAAATAGTCTTGTATCATGTTCAACTTCGTTAGCCGCTTGTGCCGCATGATAAGAAGCAAAACAAGTACACGCTACTTTAGTCTCATCTAAAGCTCCTTGGTTTCCTTCATCAATATCCATTCTTACTCTATCAGGATAAACAAAGTTTGGGTCAATCGTTCCTAATATATGCTCTGCCATAAAGTCACGCTCATCTGCTTCATCTTCTAAGCAACCTAAAGGCAGTGTATCTTTTGATTTTGGGGTCAGTAAATTTTCAAACATACTTGTGTTTGTTAGTAAATTATTACTTATTTTCTTCTTCAATTTTATGTGCTAATAGCTTCTCACTTGGAATAGCTCCTACATTAAACCATTTAATCCTTTTATTTAAAACTCTACTCACTACAATAGATAAAGGAAGCATTATAAAAATAAATAAATGGAAAAAGACATGAAATACCATAGACTTAAAGCTTTCACCGCTTGCATTAATATCTAGTAGATGCCTGTCGTCCATATTAGGTGCTCTCCTAGTAATCTTTGGAGGGTCTAAAATTGGTATTGAAGAACCACCTTTATCCTTCGTAGGTTTAATCCTATTAACATAGAAGGGCTGTGCTGTTTGTTTTTTGTTCTTTTTAGTCATAGTAAAATGTTAAATAATTATTTTTTAAATGAATTGTAATCTTTCCTTACTTTTTTGTGTTGTTTTATTTGTGGCAGGTCTCCAAAGTTACTCCTTCTTTTAGTTCGGATACTTTCTAATTTTTGGTGTCCTCCTTTTCCTTTCATAAGGCTAAGTGGTTAAACAGCTCTTTTATTTCCGTATATTAAAACCTGTAAGCGAGTGCTCAAACGATACCCATACTTCTTACAAGCATTTTCAAATAAATATTTAGTTCCTTCTATAATCTGCTTTGGCTCTATTCCTTCTGGCATTAAGCATATTAAATCTCTAGGTATTCTATTTCTCTTCTCCCATGCTCTAATCTCTTTCAGGTCTTCTTTAAAAGTATCTATCCCTACTACAAACTTAAATGTTATGTAAATATTGTCATTATAAGCGTCTATCTCTAAGAATTGTTCTAACACATCTACTTTCTCTCTTCTATCTTTAGGGTTTCCGCTATTCTCCATCTTAGGTGAACAGTTAATATAATTAACTAATTCTGCTAACTCATCATTCATCTTAATAGTTCCATTGGTTTCTATCTCAACCATCCAATATTCTTTATCAAGTCTAAGCAACTTAATTATTTCAATTATCTCTCCTTGCTGTAATAATGGCTCTCCCCCTGTAAATACTACTCTTCTAATTGGTCCAGCGGCTTTTCTGATAGCTATTGCCATGTCGTCAGGGTTAAGCCTCATACTATACTTCTCTCTATTAGCTGGTAATGAGTATTTGTGTGTTAATTTATCTCCCTCAAAGAACCAAGTGTAAGAGGTATCACAGAATGTGCATCTAAGAGAACATCCAGAAGTTCTGACAAAGACACAAAGTTCGTTTGTTGTTCTTCCTTCTCCTTGAAATGCTGGATACACTTCAGGTTTTCCGTCGGGCATTTTTGCTACTAGCATTATACTTGTGGGTTATATTCTGCATAAGAAGTAGTAGTCTCCCACACCCTTACGCTTGTTAATGTTACTTTTGCATCTCGAATCATTGGCAATAGCTGATTATAAAAATATTCAGCCATGTTCT